GTCAACTGATGTGCAGAATATCAGCACATATATCAAGACGACAAATGAGTCACTGGAATACTGGGATCAGTTACTTTCCGAGATTCGCATGGAACTCGTTCCTATGCTTCAGAGGAAACTCGACGACTATCTCTTGACCGGTAACGGAACGCCTCCTGAGCTGGATGGTATTACAAATCACGCACACGCATATACATATACCGGGCTTAATGGTTTTGTTGCAAGTCCAAGTATTGCCGATGCAGTATTTGCCGCCCTTACACAGGTTAAGGTGAATCTGTACCGTCCGAACGGAATACTGATGCACCCGACTGACGTGGCTAAGATGTGGCTTACTAAGGACAAAGACGCTAATTCTTCAAAGAATATCGTTGTTGATTTAAGCGGTAATATTCTTGTAGGTGGAATTCCTGTCAAAGAAAACACCGGGATAACCGCCGGGAAAATTCTTTTGGGTGACTTCACAAAACCGTCTGTCTGGTTCCGTAAAGGAATTGATATTCGCATCTGGGATCAGAACTCTGATGACCCGATTTACAACCGTAAGACTATCACAGCCGATATGGCCTGCGCTTGGAAGCTTCCGACAGTCAATTATGATGCTTTCGTTTACGATGATATCAGTGACATTGTATCAGCTATTCAGGTATAAAGAAAGGAGGAAATGAAATGAAAAAGATAATCATATTCTTAGCATTACTGGCATTTACTTTAACTCTGTCAGCTCAACGTAGTGGAAGTGTTACAGTCCTTCAATCTCATGAGATTCAAAAGACCCTAACAATGATAGCCGCCGATACAGTCACTCAGGGGGCTACTGCGTATTGGGTTTTCAACATCAATAAACCCGCCTTGCAGTATTTTGCATTTTCCGTAAAAATTGACACTTTGGTTAGTGCTGCAAATAATCATATTTACGTTGATGTACTTGGTTCGTTGGATGGGACTAATTATATCGCAACAACTGCAACGCAGGTCAAATATGGAGCTACCACGGACAGTACCTTTTATTTGGGGGACGTCGCAACTGGTGTACTTTGGAAATATCTTAAACTTCAATTAGTTAGTCAAGACGCTAATGTCAGAGGTAGTCGTGTTTCTGCTATATCCATGAAAGTAGTTAGTAAATAATCAAAGGGGAGCTAACCCTCCCCTTTTTAAACTTTTTAATCATGTTACAGAAAGTCAGATTTAATAAAATATCTCTTTACGGAGCAAAAGGCGAAGAAAGAGAAGTAACTGGAAGAGCTGCTCAGATGTATTTGAAACTTGGTATTATAGATTTTTTTGAGATTAAGGAAGAAAAGATTGAACCGGAGACAAAAGAAGAAAAAGCCGAAGTTGAAACTAAAGAGGAGAAGGGAGTCATTGAGACTAAGGAAGAAAAACAGGACAGTTGTGAAGTGATGGGAACTAAAAAGGTTCCTAAGAAAGAAACTAAAAAACCCGAAAAACTGAAAGTTACAAAAGCACCTAAGTTTTAAAAAATGCAAGTAAGAGTAAAGACCGGACAATCATTAGTTGAACCAGTAACCGAAGCGGAATTTAAAACATTTTCTGGCTATCCGGGAACTGACCAGTCTGCTTTAATCGCATCCATGATCACAGCAGCACGTGAATTTTTGGAAAACGAAACCGGAGTAGCCTGTATTTCTAAGGTCTATGAAGTTGAATTCGACAAATACGATGCTATCAATGAAGATAGTCCGGTCGGGGTTGGTTTTTACTCAACAGCATGGTATCGACTGCCATTTTCTCCGGTTACGGCAATAACTACGGTTATAATCGGGGGCGTTACTACAACATACACAAAAAGAGGCTTAAAGGTTCAGGATATTTGTCCTGATCAGATAATTCAAACAGGAACAACAGATAACACACTTGCAGTTACGTTTACTGCCGGTGAATCAAATACAGTAATTAAGAACGCAATTCTTAGAATTGTTTCAGATCTTTTTAATAACAGGGAAGACCATACAGGAGTGTCAATGAGTTCAATATCATTCGATACCCAAAGATTAATAAGTCACTTAAGTACGAATACAGGATTTTAAAACTATATACAATGAGTCAGAATATTAAGTTTTTACATGGCATGTTTGGGGGAAAGAATGGAGGCGTTAATATTGCTTCTCCTCTGACAACTGGAGCGTATGATTTTATCATAGTAGAAGACGGAGTAACATTTACCGTGATGGAAGATAACGCAGCGGTAGATCTTTTAACGGCTAAGAATCTTTCGGGAGTTGCTTTTGTAAACGAAAGAATACTTTCAGCCGGAACCGGAAAGACAATTAAAAAGCTAACCTTTTCAGGTGGTTTGGTTTGGGGTTATACATTAGAATCATCAACAATATAATATCATGGGACAGATTGGAAACAATTAGATAACGCATAATGAATACCGGAAAATACAATAGGATAATTACAATATCAACCAAATCAGAGGTTGCGACTAATGGAGACGTGACTGAATCATGGTCAACTCCTGTAACTGTCCGGGCTTCAGTTGAACAAGTTGATGGTACTCGTTATTTAAAAGAAGATGAACTAATTGATAGGGCGGTTTATAAAGTGAAGTTATGGGACAATAGTTATTCAGACAATATAAGGGTAGTTTACGGAACTTTAACTCTTTATCCTATCCGTCCAATAACTAAAAATTCAGGCACTTCTTTTTTGAATGAATGCACAATATTAATGGCAGTTAAAAAATGATCGGAGTTGATGTAATCGGGACAGAAAATCTTTTAAAAGGCTTTGAAAATTACAAAGTAGAGGCTGAAAAGGCTATTAATAAAGCAGTTAGTGATACTTCATTTAATATTGAAACAGATGCAAAGAATAGGTTATTGAATAGCGTTGAAGGTCATTCATACCCTAAATTGAACGTAAAAACACATCAACAAACAGGGCATGGCGGGGCAGGACTTTTAGGATCTATTTATAATAGGGTCGTTCAGTCGATGGAAAAGGTTGTCGGGACAAACAAGAGTTATGCACCTTATATTGAGTTTGGGACCGGGGATCTTGTGTTTACTAATTCTGAATTTGATGAAGATGCAAGAGAAACAGCCTCTCAATATAAAGGTAAAGGAATTAGAAAAGTTAACATACGTGGCACTTCATATTTGAACTACGCAGCCGTTCACAACAGGAAGAAATTAGTTGAAAGGATAAAAGAAAACCTGAATAAAATTGTTAAATGAGCACCGCTTTTAAAGATATTAGTTACGACCTGATTAAAGGTATTTATACTCAACTTAATAGTTCTGTTTATCAGAGGTGTGATACCATTACTCTTTCGGGTACATCAGGAACCGCTCTTATAACTAATAACGGGGTTAGTAAAACTATTACCTTTTCAGGAACTCTTACAGCAACGGCAGCCGCTTTTGTAGCAACTAATGCAGCCGCTTATCTGGCAGCCGGGACAGTATTAACCTCATCCGGGGCTACGCTAATTTTTACCGCATCTGTTTTGGGCGCAAGTTTCACCGGGGCGACAACAATAGCAATTATTTATAATGACTGGTTTTTGCTTTCAAAAGATGAACTTAAGGCAGTTTATAATGAATTAAAATTATACGGAATTGGCAATATTTTAGCGCGTCCTTACTGGAGTTCAACGGAGAAAGATGCTACTAATGCAAATATAACAAGCATGGCGAGTGGAGGGCAAGGAGGGAGCTTAAAGAGCTCAACTTTAATAGGGAGTAATATAATGGTCAGGGCTTGTCGTGCGTTTACTTCAACTGTTAATTATAATTTACGAGACATTGGGCCTGCCGGTGGTTATATATTCTGGAAATCAGGCAATGATTATTTAGAATTAGCTCCGATTGATACGGGCGAAGCAGTTGCGTGGAGTAATATAGATAATGCAATCTGTGGAGCATCGGGTACAGCAATAGGAACAGGACAAGCAAATACTTTAGCAATAATAGGACAGGCAGGGCATACAGCGAGTGCTGCAAAACTTTGTGATGACTTGGTAACGACAGGCGGAACAGGAATAAGCGGGACGGTAACAAATGTGGATTTAACCTTCGGGCTAACTTATCCGGTTTATAAATCAATCCCAAAACCGGCTGCAACAACTTATATCTATATCGGTAACGTGATTAATGATACAGACGGAACTAAAGATGAGTTTCATTATAACGGCACTTGTCAGATTCAGGTGGTTGATGAAAGTAAGCATCGGGCAGATTCAAAATTGGCATTAAATATACTTAACGTGATAAGAGGCATTTTAAAACCTACGCGAGGCGCAGTATTTTCAATAAGTCCCAGCACTCTGGTAGTATTTGAACCTGGGCCGTATAATGAAGTAATCGAAGAAAATAACGGAGTAACAAAAATAAAATTAATTGATATTTATAATTTCTTAATAACTTAATATTATGGCAGTCGTAAATGGTACAGCTTATGCTGTGTGGAATGGAACAGAAAGACTCTGGAGTTGTGATTCTTGTTCCTTGAATGTTGATGTTAATCTCGATCCGGTAACCACTAAAGAGGACGGAGGATGGGAAAAACATATCAACGGACTTCGTAAATGGTCTATTGATTATTCTGGTGTCTATGAAGATGCCGGGGGTAGTGCAGTATTGATGACACCTGCTGAAATACTTGCATCAATTATAGCAAGGACAGCAGATGCCGAAGTCGCATTTAAACCAGCCTCAGGAACAACAACAACCGGATGGAAGGGCAATGCAACTTTTCAGTCTATTAAGATTGATGCACCAACGGAACAGGGGATTAAGTTCTCTGGTACAATAGTAGGAAATGCGCCGCTTACAGTAGTTGCAATAGCTTAATCATGGCTGTATTTAACGGAACGGCATTACTCCTGTATTCAGAAGGGGTGCTGGTAGGATTCCAGCAAGGACTTTCTATAAATGTCAGTCAGAAGCTGGAGGACATAACTAATAAAGAATCTTCCGGATGGGAGCAACACATAGGCGGCATGTTAAGTGCTACCATTGACTTTAATGCCTTATTTGCATCTCCAAACACTCCAGAAATGAATGCGTTGGCATTGATGGACTACATTATAAATAGGGAGTCCTTGCTTGTTGAAATATTAGGACTGACGTATCCCTTTGTTGGTGAAGTGGATCTATCTACTTTGAAATTCAACGCACCTCTTGAGGGTGCAATGAGTCTATCAGGGAGCATGAAAACAAACGGAGGATTGTATATGTTGTCTTCATTGGTTCCGGTTGGTGCTGGCAATATGGCTAATCTAATTACTGATCCCGATGCGGGGGGTACTGATTATGACACGTTAACCGTTTCAGGACTCAAGATAACCTCTGCCATTAATGCCGCAGGAAATGCTTATTGTGACAGTAATACATTAACAACAACAAGCGGGGCGGTTTATAAAGTTGCTTGTTTTTTAACAAAGACTTCGGGACAGCTCCCGACCGTTGGGCTATGGGACAAAACATCTGCCTATATATCTAATACACGGGCGTTAGTAGAGGGGTTAAATTTCATTACATTAACTGGGACGGCGACAGATGCCTCATCTTGTTTGAGATTCTCAAATTCAGGAGCCGCAAGTTGGCATGTAAGTAATATTTATTTATTCCGTACCGCATGAAATTAGCATTTTTAACCCGCAAGGGGTATAAGGAAAAAGACGTTGATATTGTCCTAAATTTCGGGACTCTTGAATCGCTTTGTAGGGATCTTAATATTGATTTCTTTCAGATTGATATTATTGCAAAGAAAGACCGGGTATTATTTATGACTAATCTTCTGTATCACGGCTATCTTACTAACTATCAGGAATGTTTCACAGAGGTACGAAAGAAAGGCAAGTTATTTGCGTGGTTGTTCTTATTCAGGAATCCGCTTTATGACAAGGTAAATGCTCTGATCTGGTATGAGAAAATGAGTCAGGAGGCGCAAAAGGAACTCACTCAAAAAATGATTGCTTTATCCGGGGAGATTAAAAAATTGTCAGGTTCAAAAAAAAAAGTAAGTTAACATTTTCGGAAATACGTTCTTTGTGTTTTGGAGAGCTGGGATGGACAAGAGAGAGATACCTGCACTCAACGGTCGAGGAGTTTACCGAAGCGATAAAAGGTTATTGGAAGAAATGGGAACGTCAGACGGCATGGATTACAAGGGAATTAGTTTGGACGTTAATACAAGGCAACCCAAATATACCAAACGAAAACAAGCCAAAACATAAGGAGGAAATATACAAATTGACTGATGATAAAAAAGAAGTTGTAAAAGTGAAAATGCCAAAAATCACGAATGAAGATTTGAAAATGTTTGAAATGTTAAAACATCAATAATGGGACTTATTAATGATCTTATTGTAAGAATCAGGGGAGATAAAACCCATCTCGATAGTACCTTAAAATCGGCCGGGGATTCTGTAAAAAACTTTGGTAAAAAATCTAAGGAATCAGCAAAAGAAGCCGAGGGTGGATTCGAGAAAGTAGACTTATCGTTAAAAGGGTTATATGCCGCTGCTATTGGTGTAGCTTCCGCTATGTTGATGTGGGCTAAAAATACAGAATGGGGGACGGGTATTGTTAATAAGGCACTTGCAAAAACAAAGCAGTTGATGCAAGACATAATGACCTCCCAAACAGGGAAGGGAAATATTAAAGAGGCCGGAAGGATCGCTGACGTAAAAAGTGCAAACGAAGCTAATGCAACAAAGGTTGATTACGAGGCTGCAAAGATGCAATCTGAATTAAATCAACTATTAGTAGAGGCATCAGATCGGACATTAACATTAGCGGATAAAAAAAACATACTTAATAAAGCAATTGAAAAAGAGGCAGAATTAAAAAAATATCTTTTAACAGAAGCAAAATCTGAACTACAAGCTGCTTATGATTATTGGAAAATAAATCTGGGAAATATTAATGCTAAAAATGACTATTATAAGGCTGCAAAAAAGGTAGTAGAAATTGAAGGAACCGATTCACTCCGAATTAAGTCAATGTACACCGAAACCCTTAAGGAGGAAAAAAAGATACTTGAGGACTTAGTTAAAGCCTTTCAAACTTATGAACAAGATGAAAGAGACTTACAGGGGAAACAAACAGGGGAGAATATTGGTATTTTAAATGCAAGGTTAAAAGATTACAGGGGCGAATTAGAATTAGCTGATCCTGCTGATAAAAAATATATTGCTAATTTACAAGTAAAGATAAATCGTACCGAGGCATTAATTGAAAAAATAAATGAATTAACAGGTTTATTAAAAAAAGCATCAATTGAAAATGTAAATTTCTTACCGCAAAATAACACAACAACTTCGGTCTTTGGTAAAAAGACTTATGGAGTTGCTCCGGCAATATCTAATAAACTTGCATCTGGCGGAAAAGTAACAGGCACGCAGGAACAGGCTAATGCAATGGCTGATGCTATTGAAGTACTACCTGATGCACTCAATGAATCACAAACAGCATTGTTAGGACTTGCGGATACATTTGCAGGATTCTTTTCTGATGTTAACCTCGGATTTCAGGGCATGATTGACGGGGTAATAACTGGTATAAAAAGGCTTGTAGCGGAACTACTTGCAAACGCTGTTATACTTGCAATTCTTAACACGTTATTTCCCGGATCGGCTGTCCCTTTATCGCTCGGTAATATACTCGGCGGTAGTGCGAGTAAGTTAGTAGGCGGATCGGTAAGTTCCGGCGGATCTGTTTTAGGTGGTTCAACAATAGGAGCGGCAACCGGAGAAAGGTTGGTCGCTTCAATAAACGGTAAACAAATTGATATAGCACTTCGGAGAATGAATATGTAATGGCTTGGGCAACTAAATACAGACTTGAAATTGCTGACAAATGGTCAGTAGCATGGAAAATAGACATTGAAGAAGATGCCTTTGCCGGAACTATTACAGATTTAATTGGAGGAGATGAACCTTTAACTTTTGAATGGGAAAACTCATCAGATGATGTGTTTGACCCCATTAAAGAAAGTAGCGCAGTTATTTCGATGATCGCCGAAACTGATTTCTTACTCGCTGATCTTTATTCTATTGAAGATCTTCAATACCGGGTTAAGATATATCAAAATGGAACTCTTTATTGGATGGGTTATATTATCACAGGTAACTATACAGAACCTTATGAATGTGTTCCTTTTGAAGTAACAATAAAGGCATCGTGTGGAATGGTTCAGTTAAAAGAGATTCTTTTTGATGATGATGGAACTTATTATAACGGCCGATTACTTGAGAGTGATATTATACTTAAAATATTAGGCAAATTAGGCCATACCGGCTTTACAGAATATGTCAATATATATGAGGAGTCGATGGATTCGACAGTTAATGATTCTCCATTTGATCAACTTAAAATAGATGTTGATGTATTCAAAGACATGTACTGTGATGAGGTCTTGAAAGAATTGCTTA